CAAGGAACACCAGCATCCCACGCCCCTAATATTTCTAAATTTCCATTTATAACTCCGCCAACCTGTAGATCACCAGTAACATCTAAATCACCAGTAACATCTAAATCACCGGTATTAACTTTACCCCAACCTGACATACTATTACCATAAAAATTAAACTCACCGCCGGTGCTTGTTCCGAAAAATATATTATTTGTTGGATCATCAAGTCTTGTGAATGGTTTTCCTCCTAAATAGATATTACTATCTAAGGGCATTGAAAAATGTCCACCTAATTTTAAATCATAAGAAGCATTACCAGCAATACCTATACCTACTTGACCACCGTCAATAATATCTACTCCTAAATTTCCTCCATCGTCTTTTAAAGAAAGACCAGAAGCATCGTTAGCTTGTACTATCTCTGTATAGATTATTGTTGCATCGTCTGGTGTACCATTTGCTGTGGTTTCGGTTGCACTATCTTGTTCAAATATATCAACAGCTAAAACCTCTGTATAAATAGTTGGTGTTTCTCCTACCTTTGTTACTTCCGCATCTGTTAATCCACGTTCTACATTACTCTTTGGATCTTCTACCCAACTACTCCAAGAACCATAAATAGCAACATCTGAAGTGATGGTTTGTGCTGCTCCTTTATCGGCTGTAAATCCAAAAGTTCTTTCCGCAGCGTCACTACCGGAGAACGTTAAAGCAATAGTGTGTCCTCCACCAGCATCTATTGTAAACTTGTTTGTACCTCCATTGTATGTTACTGTCCAAGTAATAACCCCACCAGTGATAGCGGCATTGGCTTGCATTCTTGTTTCTAATTCTGTAGCCACCTCATCGGCGGTATATGCACCATTATTTACTGTAATAGTTGCCGAACCTTGGTCAGAGGTAAATATCATTTCATTATTTGAAGAAGTAACAGTGAAACAATCATCCACCGCTGTTCTTGTTTTGTACCCTTTTAAATCTTTATCCGTGTTAGGTGGCCACGAGAATATCACCCTCTTATATTGTGGTACAGCAGTTATGGAACCAACGTTTGCCGGTACACTGTTTGTTATTGTTACCGTATCTGAATTTGCTGACCATTGTTCCGACCTATTTTGAGCTTTACCATAATATGTATATGTTACTGGAGAAGTGGGTGGATCAGTTATATTAAAGTTTGTCGCCAAGCCCTGATATATTTGGTGAGAGTCTTCTGTTCCCCAATTTGCATCTTCGTCTCTTATCTCGTATACAATAATATCTCCATACGTTGCTTTTATAGCTCCCCAACTTACAAGTATTTCTCTAAAGAAACTTGTTAAATCAGAAGGTACTGGTGGAACTGTTGGTTGGACAAAAGTTATATCTCCAGGTACACCAGGGTTACCAACAACGGTTACTTGTGTGGCGTCTAACCAGTCACTTTTTGTACCAAGATTACCACTTGATCTAATTCTAAAATCATAAGTTGAACCAACGACCGGTGTTGGGTATCTATAAGCCACTCCGTCTTCCTCGTCCAAGTTTACTTCCACCGGTACATAGTCTCCACTATCTTTTGATACTTGTAATTCATAACCACTAAACCACCGCCAGCTTACTCCTTTCCACGTTAAATCTATCCACGTTACCCATCCTTTATCGCCTTGTAGCTCACCATCCTCTGTTGCTGTTATCCATTGTACTTCCGGTGGTGGTGATAAAGCGTTCTGTATCTGCTGGTTATTATCTATTGTTGCGGTTGCTTGAACACCATCCTGATTCTGTGTGTAAACTTCCGAATTATGCTCCCTTAGAGTTAATTCTACTTCGTTATTTTCTAATTCCTCTATTTGTATTACCCTGAATTTTTTAGTTGTCCATTGTGGTATATCGTGTGTTACTGTTATAATATCGCCAGGTACACAAATAACCGCATCTATACCGGCAGTAAAAGAACAAAATATCCTATTGTATTGTGCAACGTTTAAGTATTGTCTAGCTATTCTTTGTGCTTGGAACTCATTATTTATTCCTATTAACTCATACGTCTTATGGTTTAATCCTCTAGCATCAACATCCGGTTTATTAGTTGCGGGTGGGGTTTCGTTATTTATCCAGTTTTGTGTTGGATCTTTATATAAAACACTTACACTATTATATCTAAGTTCGCTTGGTAATCTCCAGAAAGAGAAGGTATTAGCCTTGATATTATCCATATCAAAGGCTTGTATACTTGCTTCGTTTATATCCTCTTTTATAAAATATTTACCATCGGAATAAGACACGAAGGAATTAAAGTGAAGCACCATATTATCAATAATATCCATTGCTTGGTCTTCGGTATCTTGTGTGTAGTGCATTGTCCACCGGTTATAGCTTGCTGAGTCATAATCACTTGTTACGCCGGTATCGGAACTTGTAGCTAAGGTTTTAAAACTATCGTCGTCTATATCGTTGGTTCTATCCAAATCCAAACCATATCTTGTATTCTCCATTACGTCCATAACTTGCCAAGCTGGATTATAGGAGTATATGGTTGAATAAGTGGCTCCTCCCCAAACAGGAACTTTTGTGCCTTTGATATGTGTTAAAACGTTTGGGAGTTGTGGTAACTGATTGCTTTGTGTCCATGTATTGGCAAGATAAGCTAAATTTCTTAATCCGCCAAGCTTGTCAACACCTATATCTTTACTTAATCTTATGTCATCAATACTAATTCTTGAAGCAACGCCACCAAAATTAGGTTTAATATTTATCGTCATTGTATCAACATCTGTTAGATCACAATCTACACCATTATTACCGTCTGGAGTACTTAGATCAAATGTGTGTTCGTCCCACTCGTTAGCATTAAAAGCAGGGAAATTCCAATAACTCATATCATTATTTGTATCTTCTAACTCTAACCTAAACCATGTATAGGTTGTGCTTGCTTGATTCCAGGAATAAGACCACAACACCAAATCATCTGCAATGGAAAAGTCCCACGTTCCGGGCTGATCAAAAATAGCCTTATACTCCGTACCAAGAATTGCTGAGATAACCCAATGGAGTAGACTATATGTTCCGGTCTTTCTTACTGGGTGGTTTATATAAACGTTATTAATAACCGGACCAGGGTCAGCGGTCCAATTGTCAATCGTTTCACAATCCGTAACTTTCACATATTCTTTTACCCTATCGTCTAACGATTGTGCTGATGTTCCTGTATAGCCTGTGTAACTACAATCTCTCAACGTCCAATTACCCGTGGTATACGTGCATTGTAGAGTAGCAAAACTTCCACTGTAAGGAAAACCAAAGTTTCTGTATTTAGCGTTTGTGGAAGCTAGTATTTTTAATTTAGAACCAGCGAAGTTTATATACTTATAATTTATTACCTCTGCTCTCCAGTCACCGGTGTCCCTACTATTTATCTCTTCCGCCACATCGTTTATTGTCTTCTCTGCTATTGTTAAAGTGTAAACCACTGCCGCATCTATTTTAAGAAGAACTTGTGTAGCTGTTACCTCAACTTCTGCTGTAGTGCATGGACCTCTAAAATAAACCTTTAGTGCATCAACCTCGGAAGAAGCACTCTCATCTTTTAAAAGGATATTATTAGCATAAACATTTTCTATGGATTCTATTTCACCTTCACATAATCCTAAAAGCTGTGTCACTTTTTTACCTGGTGAAGAGGAATACATAGTGTTAGCGTTTAATAATGTTTCGCCATATACAACCGGTATAACATATTCACTGGATATAGTATTGGAAGGTACACCAAACCCCTGGTTTGGAGATTGGTTTGCTCTTTGGAGATTACGCATTAATCTACGTTGCTGACTTTTAGCCATAGTGTAACTAACAGCACCACCGATAATACCAGCAGTGATGGCTTTTACTCCACCAGCTTTTAACAGTCCAGCAATAATAGCACCAGCCATTACTTATCCAGTCTCCTTCTATATACCTTTTCCAACGAATTCTTCCATATTCTACGGTGAATATACTGGTTTGCTACACCTACCTTTGGCATAGCACTTACAAACATGTTACCGCCGCAGTAAACGCCTATATGTGCCCTATTAAAAAGCTTAAACATAACTATGTCCAAAGGTTTAGCTTCTGATAACTTTACTTCGTCACAAAACTTTTCAAATTCTATAGCAGACTCTTCTATTGACTTTTTAAACCAGTCCGTTGTTTTTCCTAAACTTTCCGGTATAGCTTCTGGAAAGTGTTCTTTATATATTGTCAACAGGAGACCTATACAATCAACACCATCTTTATCTCTACCGTTTTCTTTAAACTTTAATAATTGGTATTTCTCAGCTATAAAAGCGTTAAACTCTTTATTCATTATCCTTGCTCAAATTTCTGTGTGTATTGGGTTATAATAGTATTTGGTATGCTTAGAATTCCACCGTAATTCACCATGTTGTTATGTACATCCGTGCAGGTCTTTGGTGTACCATCACAACCCTGTTCTATCGTGTAAGCTACTCCTATTCCTGGAGCTGTTGTTACGCCATAATCAAGTTCTATCGTTTGTGTTGCCGCTTGCGTAAACTTCTTTATCCTTCTTTTTTCACCAGCAATGGTAAGTATCCCAAACGTCCAATAATCTGTTGCTTCCGCCCTATCTGTTACATTTATAGTAGTTGTAGTTGAACCAACTACCGTTACACCTGCCGCTGTTGGTGCTGGTACAATGGTGCATTCCACCGATGTTCCGAAGCGTTTTGCCCAGGGACAAGGTGCTTGGTAACGTCTACCAGGAAACATCTTAGTAATAGCCGATTGTTTTGAAATTATCTCCATTGTAAACGTCAATTGGTCTACGACCGGTTCCAACATTTTTCCATCAAACTTTATAACAGCATTCTTAGCGTCTCCGAGTTGATCCAAAAACACTTGCTGTACCAATAATCTTCTTTGATCAAACTCCACTCCTGAAGCAACTAAAGAAGCAAAAGCCGTAGTTACATCATCCAACTGTGCTTTTAAACTTTGTACCTGTAAATCTAATGTTCTTGTTATAGGGCTACGTTTTACACCAAGAGCCGTGTAAAGCTGTCCAGCAGTAGGGAAGGTAACATCTTCAGGATGGTTAACGTAGTAAACAGTACCACCATCCGCAGCGTCCAAGAACAACGTGTATAAGTCTACCGGTCGGTTTTCTTCTAATTGTCTCTCAGCATCGTAGGCGGCACTGTATGCTGGATCTGCTGCTACCATCTGTGGTCGAGGCATTAATTATATCACCTCGATCATAGGTAACGTACCACGCCATAGGGCTAAACTAAACTCCTGGAAACCAAGTTCGTCTTGAACAAACCGCATTGTTATATCGTGCTTGTAATCTGCTCTTATGTCTGCAAGATTAGGAACATTGACAACAAACGTTATAACACCAGTGGCGTCTACGATAGAATAATCACCGGGATCTGTTTGTATAACTTCGTCTACACGAATGATCTCACTAGCGGCAACAATGGGCGGGTCGTGAACAGTATAAATCTTTGTACCACCATCACCAGTACCAACATATTGATAAGTAACGTTCCACCTAAAGGTAAACGATTCAAAAGAACCTTTACGGGCATCATAGAAGTCAAATATTTCTAATGCTTTTTGGTCTGTCCACGGATCTAACCTAAGATTAAAAATTCTCCTTTTGCTAGTCCAAACAGCTCTCCGTTGTTCTTTACCACTCTCCATAGGAGTAATAAGAGTTTTCCATCTGTGTCTACGTTCAGACAAGTAACTTTCTAATATATCAAGTGTTGCCATTATTTACACCACCATATTTTAGTCATCAAAACTTTTTCTAATTCTTCTTGTTGAACCTCTTCTTAATGTATCTGAATTAATTATGTTCTTAACCACCCTTTGATTCCCGTTTGTGCTTAACCCTGCCGCTGTTATATCCTCGGCATCTATTACGTTCATTATTACTATATCTCCACCTTGCTGGCTTCCGCCCAAACTCACCGGAACAGAACGACCGTCTGGAAGAGGTATAATGGCTTCATCGTCGTCCACGTTTACTAATCCTTTTGATGTTCTTGGTGTACCTGTGTGGAATGAAGGGTGGTTTAATCCTGTGTCAAAAGACTCAAAACTTGCTCCAGCACTACCTACATTAACGAAACCTTGTGGTAGTTGTATTCCACCAGGTACAGCAAACTGAGTTATTCCCTGAGCTATATTTGTACCTATACCTGCTGCCGCTGTCGGTGTTATAGCACCAGATAAAGCGTTAATACCGGCTTGTATCGGATCAAAACCAAATAACCCAACCATAGCTTTCTTTAATATTATCTTAGTCAACATTTTAAGAAACGATATTTCTATATCCAATATTGTCTGTCTAAATATATCTCCTATTTTTCTTGTTCCTAAAACAACACCTTCAACCACCACATCTTCAAACGTTTGTGCTATACGCCCGAAGGATGTTTCTGCAAACTCTGTTACAAGTTGGTATTGGTTTTTTAGTTTAGAAAAGTAGTTTTGATAACCAAGTTCCGTTGCCGCTAAGAAGTTATTTTGTGCTTGTATTTGTAACTGTAAGAATTCGTTTTGTTTTGTAAATTCAACACCCATTAAATGAATCCTTAACATAGATACTTCTCTGGCTTTTTCGGCTGTCATTCCTAATGATTTTAATCTAAATTCTAATATTTTTCTTTCTGATACAAGCTGTTTTCTTTGTGACATTTTTAATTGTTCAAAAGCTTCTAATTGTAGTCTAGTACTACCACCTTCTCCGCCTAAACCTCCTATTACTTCTTGAACAAACTTAACTTGAGCACGTCGAGCTTTTAATCTAGCTTGTTCTGTCAACAGTTCAACCATTCTTGTAAACTTACCAAAACCTATCTTCCATAATCTGGTTTGCTCAACAAGTTCTGCTTCCAAAGCTTCTTTTTGTGCTTTCGTAAACTTATCACCACCAGCCGCAATATCATCTTCACGTTGTCTTACATAATCATTCCATGCTGTTTGTATAGTAGATGTTTGTTGTTCAAACTTCTTAACAGCACCCTTTTCTGGATCAAAGGTGGTTAAGAATCTAAGTTCTAATTTCTTCACCATTCCTAATGCCTGATTAAATAAGCTTAATCTTATCCGATGTTGGTTAAGAAAAACTGCTGTCCATTCTTTTTCTGACTGTTGTGCATCTTCTGTTTGACCTCTTAGATTCTCAAGTACCGCAGTAACCTTTTTACCTAAACCTTCAACACCAGAAGACTGGTTACTTAATTTCCTATTAAGCTCCAAAACTTCTTTTAAAAATACCAAACCTTTTTCCATTTCGGCGGACCAAAAACCAGAAGCATGTGCGGCTTTTAATAAACTTTTAGCTGTTTCTTCAAATCCTACCTCTGGATCTTTTAATTCTCTCAACGAAGATACTACATCTTCTGTTTCTGCCCGTTTCCTGACTATTAAAGGTTTAGAAATTTTTACTAGAAAAGCACCAACTTTAACACCAGCAGTAGCAATGCCCACAGTTAGTTTAGATATTGCTTCTAATACAACTTTAGCGTCACCAAGGAAACCTAATATACTTTTTGAATTTTTATCTACCCAGACTGGTAATTTATCTAATTGTTCTGCAAACATCTCTACTAACCTAGTAAAAGCTTCGCTTACGGTCAATAATTTATCGCCACCAAACAACTTGTCTAAAGTTGGAAAGAAGCTTTCTATTAATACTGAAATTAAGCTTTGAGCACTCATGGTAATGGAATCTACCATAGAACTAAAAGCATTACTTATTCTTACAGACTGGTTGTCCACAAAATCTGCACTATCTACCCACTTTGAAAGAGCTTCAACAACTCTTATTACTTGTTCTACAACAGCCTGATAAAAACCAGAACGTCCTATCAATATTGCAGCTTTCTCGAAGGCATCTGTTATGTTACCAAGCTGGATAGAAAGTTGTTTACCCATTGCTTCCAAGGTTGCCGCACCAATGTTCTGCTCAATAAACGTGCTAATAGCCTCAAGAAATACCTTTGGAGAACGTTTTAACTCCTGTACCGTTTTACCTATTGCACCAGCTACAACTTCAGGCATAAGGTTAAATCTAAATTGTAAGGATCTAAACTGTCCACTCAACGCTTCCCTTAACGCAAACAAAGCTCCCTGCATACCCTGTTCTGGTGCTAATGACATTAATCCTAAAGCGGTATTCATTAATTTTCTTAGTGTCTTATTTAGATTATCCATATCTAACAACATAGGTTTTAATTGTGGTATGATAGCAAAACCTTTTACAGCATCCACAATAGCTCTAAACGTTGTTGGGGCTGTAATAGCAAAGTCCTGGGCAAACTTTAGGATCTTATTAACTGCAGTCGTATCTTTTAAAGCACCTTTTAGAACTATCCTATATTTCTCAAACTGTTCTGTTAAAGTGAGTATACCTTTACCAACTTTAACTAAACCGGTTGTAGTTAAAGCCGCTGTTGTAATAACTACCACTTGCCAAGCTAATGTAACAGCTATCAAAGCCTTAAAAGCAGACATTAAACCACCAATTATAGGTGTTAATACTTTTAAACCGGTTTTCATTTCACCGAACAACTGTTTAGCTACTTTACCAAAAGCAGAAAAAGAATTAGACAACATACTCGCAAACCTGGTGCCCAACAACTTATCCATCTTATTTCTCATCTTTTGCCAACCGGAAGTCATCTCATCGGTGGTTTGTTTGGTATCCTTCTTAGCTTGTCTATTAAAAGTCTGAAGGTTCTTCCCAAACTTTTTAAGCTGGACAGTACCATCGTCTTTGACTGTTAGTGTTAGTGTTATATCCGCCATTTACCTTTTAGCTCTATTCCTCTTTCTTTCTTTCCTTGCTTTTTCCTTACTTACTTGTAAATGAGCTATGTGCCTATGTAAACCTATTAACAACCTAAAAATATATTCCCAGTCTTTTTCGTCTACTCTTAGTATTTTAAATGCCACTAGAACCGATTCAAAACGTAAACCGAAACCAACACCAGACATCCCATCTATAACTGAGTATTGATCATGCACAAGACAAAACAGGTCATACAGCAAATAATTATCTGGTAACAGTTCCGGTTTATCACATTTGCTTCTATCTTCAAAGCAAGGTGGATCTTGTTTTAAATAGGCATAATCATCCTCACATTTTCCACATGTGGGAGCACCGGTTAAGAACTCCCACTCTAACCTTTTTTTAGGTTTTCCAATAACTGCTTTTCTTGTGCTTTGTTAAATTCCTCAACGTCACTACATACATCGTTCAACCAAAGGCTAAACTCCATTGAGTTCTCTACCAACAGAGTCTTATTACCGGAATTACATTTTATCTCTACCGGTACTTTACCTTCCACGCTGAGATTCACCGGCATCAGAGCTTTAAGTATATCAAGCGTTAAACCAGTCCAGTGTTTGATAGCCTTGTCTGCAAACAAGCGTACAAACTTCTGATCCTCGGCCTTGCTACTACGTCTCCGCTGTCTAAACCCTTTCTTCGGGCTAACTCCGACTTTATCGGCGATTTCTTCAAGTTCCTCTTTACCGATTAACGCAACTGTTACCTTGAAACTTGGAAAACCAGGATAATCCAGTACTAGACTGTCTGGAAGTACCTCTTTAGCACCCTTTACAAAATCCTTTAAGTCTAGCACCTTTTCTCCTCCTACTACTTGTTCCTTACTCACTTTATTCACCCTTTCCATACTTCTTTTATATTATACAAACGTAATGCTTAGCTCATCATTCAAGCTGGAACTTGCCGGACCATCAAAGTCCAACGTTCTCCGTATCTCTTCATCACCGGCATCGGCAGGAGCACGGAACTCCAACTGTGGTAGACTTGCCTGTACAATATCTCCAGCCACGTCACCTATTGGCACTATCAACGCACCGGACGTTCTCTGTAAAGCAAACCGGTCAAACTTCACATCGTTCTGACGGAAAAGGATTTCCACCGTTCCAGCTACATCCCTAAAGCTAGGAGTTAGATGTGTTGCCGGAAACAGGTCTCCACTTTTCTCATCATCAATGTATTTAACATTGTTAGTCAACGTCATCCGGAAAGAGGTTATCAAGTAGTTAGCCGCTCCGGAACCTTCATCCAACGTTGCTATACCGGGTTTACCATGTAATGGATCACCAAGTTCTGTCTGTGTTGGAACCCATGGAGCTACAACAGCTTCGTCCGCCTGTGTAGTAGTAAGGTTAGGACTGATGGTTAAAACGTTGGTGGTGTAGTTTACTCCAGTTACCTGGAATCCAGCTCCACCGTTATCGTCCGACCCAATAGTGATATAAATACCACCAGACTCGCCGGCAAGATTATACTTTCTAGCATCAGCAACCGTAATAGTTCCAAGAGCAACGGAGGCACCGGCATGTTCACCATTTAGCTCATCCGTACCGGCGTAGAGCTGTTTAATAAACTGCCCACTCCAGTTACACAAACCAGGTCCACCACCAGGAATATTCATCTCCAAAACATTCACGGTAGCACCTACACCGATATATAAGGTATGGTCTTTAAGGAACCACAAAGAGAAACTCTCTATATTGTTAGCCAGCGTATAAACAACACTCACGCCAGCGTTTGTGGTTTCTGTTCCGAGAGCTACCTTAAACAGGTTTGCCGCTTCCGGTTTAGTTCCCAAAGCACCAGACGGTTTAATATATGTAGGAAAGTTCCAAGCTCCTGCCTCATACCGTCCTGGAATAGGTGTTAATCTACTACGTCCTGCCCTAATCTGCTCGTCCGGGATAACCTCTCTTGCCTGAACTATAGAACCGGGACCACTAAGCATCACCGTATCATCAGAAACCGCCTTAGCTGGTGTTCCTTTAGTTGCTTCAACAGCAATAAATACCTTTGTATTTCTCTTAATTGCAATCACATTTGCCATGTCTATCTACTCCTCTCTTTACACGTTTTGAATACTTGCTTCAATGTCTATCCTAAAATTTATATCTCTCCCTAAAAGTGGGAACGGTTCCTCGTTATGTATTACACCCGGTGCTATACTTATTGCCACCGCTGTGCCGGAAACTCTAATATTATCACCCGCTAAGTCTCTTATGTCTTTTTCAACACCGTCTATCTGTGCCAAGTTACCAGCAAAAGTTACTATGTTACCTATTGATAACACCTTCATAATACCAAACACACTGTTCATGCTTTGCTGGCTTTCGTGGTATTCAATATCCTCTTCATTAGGTTTTAACCAAACAATAGGCAAATCCTCTCTCTTAACATCGTGTCTTTCCATCTCGTCTTCACTATCTACAAGCCTAACAGTTTCAATACTGGATACAGTATTAAGTAAAGTTTCCCAGGCTTGTAACGCTAAGAGCTTCTTAGATGTTGCCATTTTAATCCCTAACTATGAAACCTTTTAACGAAGGACGTTCCATGTAATTTATCCATCATTTTTGCTAAATCTTTATTATTTTTAGCTGTTTGACCTTTTTGAATACGATGTTTAATTGCTAAACTTTGACTTTTACCACGTGCAGAATCTAATGCAGGATTTCTTTTAGTTCTTTTTATACCCTTACCAAAACTTGTATTAAACTGTTTACTAGAAGTACCAGCTAATATTGCTGATTTACCTTTTAACCTTTTTCCATCTTTAGTAATAAAAACTTTTGTTCCTTTAACTGTTACCCACTTTCCACCAGCCTTCTTAGCTTTCTTAGCTTCTTCTAATATCTGGAGTAATTTCATTTTATTTTCTCCTTAGTTCACACTATAATATTCTATTTCACTCATCAAAATAATAGCCGCTTGTGGTGGATTAACTGTCTCGGTGTCCACCATTATGCTTGTTATAAGTGTATTCCTTGCTTCATCGTTCCTCGTTGGATCGTCTAACAACGCTGTCTTTACATCTCCAATAAACAGGTTTATGGTTGTTGATAAAATTTCACTAGCTGCTAAAGTAGCTATATCTACATCGTTCACATATAAAACCATACCAACATGAAATATCACCTTAAATAAATCCTGTAACAACTGTGTCCTAACTTCCCTAATATCGTTTATATAAATACTTCTGTGTTCGTAGTCTCCAACTGGCGGTTCTTTAAACTGTCTGTCTACTTCACCTACATCACCATTGTAATTATTAGCAAGAGTTATTAGCTCTAAATCCTCTTCTATATTAACAAGTATTCTTTCTTTATTTCCTAGCGGCATGTTTTGCTCTAACTCTTTTCTGTACACCTCTTGCAAATTTTAACGTAGCTTCCAATGTCTCTGGAAACGTATTACCTATCATCTTATATGGCTTAGTGCCTGGGTGATAAATAGGTTTATTTTTTGTGCTAACAAACATTAGAATTCTTCCATTTCTATCGAGCTTCGGATTCTTTGGTACTTTACCATGAAAATCACTTAACGCTACTGGAAACACAAGTAACCACGGTGGCTTCTTTGCTCTAATAGGATGAGCACGAGTACCCTCTTCCAAATAATGAATAACATCTTCTGGATCATAAGTGTTAAAGATAACCCCTTTTGAAATTAACCCTGTCTTCCTATCATACTCTATAAGCAATTTCCATTTTTCTCTAATACTACCTGTACCTGGTGTTCTTTGTTTTACTTTTACTAATGCTTCATTCAGTAATCTTTCAAGTCCAACGTTCATAAACGTTTTAAACTTGATTCTACCTAATTTCTTTTCTGCTTTCTTAGCATCAACTTCTATTTCAAAACCTAACATTACAACCACAACTTACTAAGCAACAAACATTCTTTCTTAAACTCTTCTAATTTCTTTTCGGACGTTTGTTTTAACGCTAAAGCTCCACCATAATCAATAGTTCCTCCAGAACGTGGTATACCGGAAAGCTTGTTCCTTCTGGACTCTATGGAATCTAAGGATTCGTGTTCTCCCCAAAGCATTATAGCTCTCTTAAACTCGTCCATCTCAGCAATGCTTGTCCAATCCCATTGCTCACCGGCCATAAACCAAGCTTGGTCGCCACCGGATGAAGGTGCTGGTGATAATCTCACCTGATTGGTAGGTAATTCCAAAACCATGGTCACCGGTGTTAGTCTATCCATCTGCTTGAGTTTAGCTGTAGCCACGTTAAACAACGATGGATTATTAAAAACAGACAAGCCCCAAATATCACTCTCTCCTAAACCAGGTAGACGGTAATAGTATATCTGGTCTGCAAAGGTAGTAGCGAAGAATCCTGTTCTCGGCCAGTACACCTCAAGCAACGTTCTAACTGTAGCTGGTACAGAATAGGTGGCTTGGTCTTTCACAGTAGTTATAAACCGTAAAGTTCTTACAGGTATAAACCGGTATAACTCCAACAGAGCGTTATCAAGATAACTACCCATTTGTGCAGTAGTTATCTCGTAAGAATTCTTAGTTGTGTCCCTGTTGGGCCTACCTAAATTAGCCCACAGTTCCTCTATTAACGTTGCTCTTAGTAACGTCAACTCTTATTCCTCTTTCTCCTTTTTTGCTTTTCTCTTCACTCCACCAGGTCTACGAATTACTCTTTTCTTTTTATCAAGTTTTGGCTTATTTTCTTTACCACTTTTTACTTCCTCAAATATCTCCGTGAGCTTTCCAGCTTCCGGGTCGGTGGTAGTTTCATCCGGTCTAACATGACTAGAATTACCAAAACCATTACAAATCACCTGCAATATACCTGATACGTTCTTGTAAACCTTCTCTTTTTCTGCCACTTCTTTCACTCCCTTTCCACCTACATAGTTTCACTTTTTTGTATATAATATCTACTAATATCTACAATCACATTACACTATCATTTTAGACTTTTTATCTTATTTCTTATAACATCTACCACCCTTTGAGCTGCACAACCATCCCACAATTTATCTAGTGGTGGTCTCATTTTTCCTCTCGCTGGATGTATTCTTAAAAATTTCTTTATATAATAAATTATGTTGTTAAGATTTTTGTAATCCGTACCATGTAAATAGTTTGTTCCAAAATTAACTGTTGCTGGTCGCTCTGTGTTATTTCTTAACGTTATACACGGTACTCCCAAAACGGTTGATTCCTCCTGTATACCACCACTATCAGTTATCACGACTACAGCACTTTTTATAAAACTAATGAAGCTTAAATATCCCATTGGTTCACAAAGCTCTATGTTCACCGGCATTATTATATTGTTATCTTTTATAAACTTTTTTGTTCTTGGATGAGCTGGAAATATAATTTTGTAACAGGATCTACCAAGTTCCTCCATCAGGTTTTTAAAGTTACTAACCTGATTTACGTTGGATGGTCTATGTATGGTAAGTAAACAGTATCTTTCGTTTGGTATTCTTACTGAGTCTATAAATGTTATACTTGAGCAAATTCTTAAACTATCTGCTACCGTGTGGCCTGTTAAAAATATATCTTTACCTCTCCTGCCTTCCATTATTAAATTATTAACTGCTCTTGGTTCTGTTGCTAACAACACTTGTGAACAAGCATCCCCAACAATTCTATTCCATTCTTCGGGCATCTCTTTATCGTTACTACGTAGTCCAGCCTCAAAGTGTATGAGTGGTATTCTAGGTAACATCTTTACCGTTGCTAAAGCTGTTGCCGGTACACAGTTTGTATCTCCTGACATTAGCACCATCTTTGGTCTATCTTTTAGTAATACCTTTTCTATACCTTGCATCATTTGTCCCACTTGGTAAGCCGGGGAACCAGAACCAACTCCTAAATTATAATCTGGTGTAGGTAGTGGTAATTGCTTAAAAAATACATCATTCATTGTCTCATCGTAGTGTTGTCCGGCATGTATAATGTTGAAACTTACACCTTGGTTTTTTAGCTCCAAAAATATAGGTAACAGTTTTATCCATGTTGGTCTTGCTCCAGCCACTATTACAAGTTCAGGTCTCATGGTTTATCTCTTTCATTAATCTCTTCATGCCTTCTAAAAAAGTAATTTTTGGAGCTACGGTTCTGTGTTCTACATAATGAATATTATCTAATTCCATTCCTTTACATACGCTCTTATAAGCTTGCGGACAGTTCAACCACTGCGGATGATGATAAAATCTAACCAAGATACTAAGATTAATATCTTTACATTCTTCACAATGTAAAATATCTTCTATAATATCAAACTCACCGCCGACACAATTTAGATGTAAAATTATCTTTTCATACTTATCTTTTAAAGGAAGTAGTAAATCGGTGGTTGATATTGTGTTAATAGAAAAAACTTTTTTCTGTTTTGAAGTTATCATTTCAGGTATTTCATTATGAAAAGTAGTTCCATCTGTATATTCTTTACCATCTATATCTCTTACGTATATTTTCTTTACTCCTGTTTTGTTAGATACCGCCCTATACCACATAGATATTTTTTTATTGTCACCAAACTTTTTTAACAAAAACTGGTAATTCTTCGGGTTTGGTTCTATCAACAAAAAATCCATGTTGCTCCATATCTTCATAGCACTAGAAAACTCACTGCCACGGCAGGTTCCTACATCTATAAATAATATTTTGTTCATTTTCCAAGCCCTTTTAGAAAGTTTAATACATTCTCTAACTCTGTTCTACCACCATAAAATATATCTTCTGCTTGTGGTACATCGTGTGCCCAGGCAGGATCGTTAGCTTTTAATCTTTCGTTACAATAGTCTATTGTTTGCTTAATAACGTCTGGTGTTTCTTCTTGGTTATCTTCCTTCATATCTTTTAAACCAGATATAAGATCAAAATTAGGTTCCCATTTTATAAGTGTTTTTGCTCTCCTGTTGTCTCCTAAACTTTCTTTTATCTCACCTGGTCTGGTCGGTAGATATGTTATTGTTCCTCTAAAACATTCTGCTAGTTCAAGTATGCTATAATTCTTACCAGCACAAAGGTTTATTGGTATACCGTGTTTTACATCCCTTAAAGTTGCCTGGATAATACCACTGACTATATCCTTTACATAAGTAAAGTCTCTTCTCTGCTCACCGTCACCAACTACTGTTAAATGTTTCCCTTCACGCTCCTGCCGTTGGAATATACCTATAACGGAAGCATAGTCACCCTCTGTTGCCTGATTAGGTCCAAACACGTTAAAGAAACGCAAACAGACGGTAGACAAGTTATATAAAGATGAGAACACTTGGCAATAAAGTTCTCCACAATATTTCTGTACACCGTATGGATTTAAAGCGGAATGTGGTGTGTCTTCTGATACCGGTAAATCAATAGCGTTACCATACACGGAAGCAGAACTGGCATATATAACTTTTTTCACCTTGGCTTCTTTTGACGACATTAAAACCTTTACCGTGTTACTAAGGTTGTTCCTGTGTGCAGACACCGGGTCTTTTATTGCTTTTACTATCCTCGGCACCGCCGCTAAATGGTAGACATAATCTATACCCTTAAAAAACCTATCACAGGAATCTTGTAAATCCACCTGGTGAAATTCTATTTTTGGGTTTATGTTTTCTTTTTTACCTGTGCTGAGGTTGTCTAATCCCACAACTTCCCAACCAAGATCAATTAAAGCATTAGCCAAGTTAGAACCAATAAAACCAGCGTTACCAGTTACTAAGACTCGCATGTTATTTCCTCTTCCCACTTCTTAAATCCTTCTTTACCACAATTAAATATAAAATCTATTATTGATAATCCTGGTATGAAGTCACCGTGTAACTGATTGTATTTGTTATTTGCAAACAGCAAATACATTAGTTCTATGTTGTTTTCTTTAAACTTATCTTCTTCCAAATAATTTCTACCGCTGTTACCTGAGATATAAGTGGTAGCAGATATCCACTTTAAAATATTAACTAATAACTCCGTTGAACCGCCTTGTAAGTCTGGTATACTGGAAGCTTTTATCATGTGTGTTTTTATTTCTAGGTATTCACATATAGCGTTTAATATACAAATATTAAAGCTTGATAATCTCTCCCACTCTTTGCTATTATAAATAATCTCAAGTATTGGAAAGAAATCATCAAAGTATTCACACCTGCTGTAATTCTGTATTATTGATTTTAAATGTTTTTTTCTCCAACTGGTGTTTGAATTTATTATTGTTTTTTCTATTGCTTGTGTTCCTTTTAAAACCGGTACTGTTAGCCATTGTTTGCCCTGATGGGTTTTTATTTCTACTCTGTTTTGATAACCGTTTTTTGAGAACTGTACTGTGTCTAATAGAACCAATATATTTGATCTTACCATTTTACAAAAGAAGCCCAACCATGGGAGAAACACCGGTTGGTGTATTGTAACTATCATTGCGGATATGTCCTCCCTAAGTAGTAGTGTTTTTCATACCAGAGATAAGGATGAGTTAGCATCTGTATTTTGTTATGGTTGTTTAGGTGTTCACAAATACAACCTTCTTGCCAGATACCATTAGAATCTGATAAGTATATAAACTCTGAACCACCAAAAAACTCTGTAGAATAAACATGTTTTTCAAATATTCCGTGTTGGTCATACCTCATAAAATCCATTTCAAAGTCGCCCAATAAACTGTCTTTTTTTGCCCTGTTATCACCATGTGGTGCAACAGATACAACATTTATATTAAAAAACTCGTCCATCATTTTCTTATCTTCTCTTAATGTTTGCACATACTCTCTATAATCACGTTTTATCCCCATTACATCCATAAAAAATAAACCCTCTGAATGTAAACCAATTTCGTGTCCTAATTCTATTATTTGATCAACAATATTAGTTGTATTAAACCCAAAAGCGTTATACTCGTTGGCGTGTAATCTGAGGAAGAAGGTTGAACTAACACCTACTTCTTTTTCTATCTTGGCAATTTCCAAAGCTCTTAAAGGATTAAACTCAATATCATGCCTTAATATTAAAACTTTCCTCATATCCTTCTTATAATACCTAAATGGAACAAGTTCATAACCAGCCGCTTGAAACATATATAATGTCTTTCTATAATGATCAAAGGTAAAGTCTTTACAGCTCATGTACTTAACACCCTCTCCAGCTCCTTACACCAATATTTATTCAAAGCCTTCTCATTGAAGTTTTCTTTTATATGTAACCATCTTTTTTCTGTTTCATCCTGAGTTGTATATTTAATAAAACTATCAACAGCACCAGGTATATTTTTTATTTTATCAACACTAAATATATTATCTTCATCCATGTTTAGGTAAATACACCACCTACCATAAGCCAATGCCTGGAAGGTGCTTCTACCAAAGTCCAATTGCTTTGATACCCTTACAAAACCATGTGCTTCAGGTAGATCGTTCCTAAAGTCAACTTTACCTCTCCATTTAACGTGCTGAAAACCACCATCAAACTTATAAAGTATAGTTCTAAAAGAAGATATGAGATGTATTTCAACATCGTACATATTTATAAATGCTTTTACTATTCTCCTCTGCATTTCTTCGTCCATGTAAGGATCATTATTATCTATCCAATACCAAAGTATCCTCCTGTTGTTTGGTATAGGTGGACACGTCTTAGGAATTACTAAAGCGTTCGGTCTATACATACACTTACACGGTATTTTTGGTAACCTATGTTTTAAGAGATATGCCGCTTGGTTTGAATTAGTCCATATCTCCGCCGGTGGATTATTGTTTATTTTAATTCTTAAATCTTCTCTATCTAATATTTTTCTGGTAGTACCACCACAGAGATAAACTATACTCTTTTTGTTATCCCTCACATCTATCCTATTATGTAGAACAACAGCGTCAAACTTGTTAGCATTAGAATCCTTTGTGAATTCTATATCATGAGTAGGACGTAGTATTTGTCCTATTCGGTTTGCTCCCATGGTTGTTCTACCTGTTTTTACTATAGATACCTTCATTTTATACCGCTGATCCAAACCTCCTTGTAAGCTTTACAATCAACTACTTCTGCCCATAAATTTATAAATCCTGCCGACAAAAACATTTCATGCATATACTTTCTTCCTGGTATAGCGTGAACATGTTTGCTCCTTATTCCTTCTATTGGTACAATCAAATCTAACCTACCACCGGGTTTTAACACTCTGTAGAATTCCTTCAACGTTTCTAATGGCTTTATCAAGTGTTCAAAGGTGTGTCGGTGATAAACCACGTCAAAGAAATCAAAACCATAAGGTAAATTATGTAGATCACAACACTTCGTTACATGTCCAGCTTCTTCCGCAACCCTTACCTTAGCTGGTTGGAAGTCTGCACCAAAAGGTATGTAACCATATTTCCTCATTACGTCCATAGCAAACCCGTCACCACAACCGGCATCGAGAACCTTACAACCTCTTATCCAATTCTTTTTAAACTTCTTAACAGCATCTCTACACCGTTGCATATATACTGGATATTTTCTAGTCCAAATACAACTACCCATCTGACCAGCTTTATAAGCCTTGTATGTCTTGAATTTCTTTACCACGATCTTTGGTTTCTTCATTTTCTTATTTTTCCTCCTTTTGGTACGTCATATCCATAATCATTTGCTAAACATATAATGTTCAACGTTAAGTTATAATCCTCTTTTAGTAAGTCTTCCCACGTCCAATTGCTGTGTCCTCTGCTACCGCTCTTCGGTATACCAGGATACTCAACACCATCTTTACCTATAAGTTTGCTTATTGTTTCCCAATTTTCTTCTACCTGCTCCAACTGATATCTAAAATGTGCTCTACCTTCAGCAAGTTTATTCCAGTAGAACCAATACTTCATACACCGTAGTAATAGTGAATCCTTCATTTTAACTGGGATATGTTTACAAACAAAATCCCAGGAGAACTGTTGTGCTGTTTGGAATAAACTAATACAATTAAGCGGATATCTTGTCTGGTGTAAAACGATATCATCATCTCTGTATTTTGTTCTTATTACTCTTTTATATTTTTCTGGATCTAGTGGACTTCCATATCTAGGATCAGCCGCATAATACCAACTAGATACACCGTCTTTTCCCCATCTCTCGTGGCCAATACTTAATCCAAGAGATGTTAATAATTTAGAAGCTGACCTGGTGCCGCTTCGTCCACAACCGGTTATAATAATCATATCTCGTACCCGTATCTCCTACCGAGCTTTATTATCTCTTTCATTAATGATTTATCTGTTCGTCTTAAATCTTTCCATGTTAATCTTGTTTCATAAGTTTTCTTTGAAAGTATAGGTACTTCACTTAAAAATTTATACTTTTTAATTTTAAAAACCTTCATTATTTCAGTCCAGTTTTTCTTTATTTGTTCTATCTGGAAAGTAAAAACAGATCTACCTGCCGCTAATTTATTCCAGTAAAACCAGTACTTCATTGCTTTTAAAGTTAAATCGTCGTCGTGATTGACCGGTATATGTTTTTCAATATATTGCCAGGAAATAGGAGAAAAACATCTCACAGAATTTATACAGTTAAGTGGCTTCCTAACAATGTGGATAACTATTTTATCCTCTGTTAAAGCTCTTATTGGTCTAGCTTTTTTAGGACTAGCTATCCTTGGATCTGCTGCGTATTCCCACGACACGACACCGTGTTTACGCCACTTCTCATGCCCTATTTCTAGCCCTGCTTTTGTTCTTAATAGGTGTGTAACAGTGTTGGTTCCACTACGTCCACAACCGGTTATTATTCTAAGCATCTTATTTATCCAACCTTACATATTTACTAATATCCACATTCATTAACTTATGCCACAAATAATGAAAAATTATATATATTACAGTATTTATTATTCCTCAAAAACAAGCATTACTTATTGCTCCAAGTTTAAATAAACACATCTCTATTTGGAAATAAAAGAAAATGCTCATAGTACTTATAACAACTATTCTATAGATTATACTTTTAAAACAAAGATAACCAAGTGGTGATTCCATTTTTTCCATTAGTTGTGAAACTCCTTTATTATCTTCCTGAAAAATCTATCCAATTTCCAAATGTAGTTTTCCATCACAATACTTTTTGAATACTTGTTATTTGCTAAATCCTTTTCACCTTTATACTTCTTAATATCAAGCTTAACTCTATTTAGATTCTTACACTTAATCCCTATTCCATATCTGTTTGCTAACCTTATACAACCTTTGAAATTTATTATCACCGGTATAACACCAGCCGCTATATACTCCCAGTACTTATTAGGAGTTGTGTTATTGAGAAAATCGTAAGAACCAGGGTTTGTATCTCTAAAATTAAATCCTACTAAACCATAATGGAACTGCGTCATCTCTTTTAGTAATTTTAGATATGGCACCTGGTAGTGAAAGTGGAACAGCTTATTGTTTTTTCTCTCCTCCAGGTAGTCACCATAAGCCGCCTTATACCTGTTGCCACCATAAGCGTGGACATGTATCCCTTGCGCCATCAACTCCTTAAACAACGGCAAATAATACCTATATTGATATGTTGGTGAATCGTTACTGTTCACCATTCCGCCTTCGTAAACAAAATGTATTCCGTTCTTTCTTTTTGGTAGTGGGTCTTTAGGTATCCAATCCTGAGGAACGTAACCATGTAAAGCCATCCACGGTGCTTTTATGTTGTATTTCATATTAGCAAATTTCATTACTTCTTCTGCTATTACTATTATCCCTTGAGCAGTTTCAAAACCAGCTTTCTCAGCTTTTACGTCACCACTTTCACAACTCAAGTGGGGTCTACGGTAAGAAGACATATCATGAACAGAAAAAACTATTGGTAAACTGTCTCCAACCACTTCTCTCATCAACGTGTAAGCACTATTAGGTTCCTGGTGCGCTATTATAATGTCCGGTTTAACAGCTCTAACATACTTTTTAAGTATCCTTATTTTTTCTCCTCTACTAGATGTTCTCTTTAGATCACAAACGTGTTTAAAACACCCTTTTACAAGGTCTCTATGAGCGGAAAAGCAGTTATCGTAGGCAATAGTGGACTCATAACCAAACATAGTCTTTAGAGCCTGTGTTTCCTTTGCCATTCTAATGCTAAAACATTTACGATATCTCATTACTCTTATTGGTTTTTTTGGTTTCTTATTTGAGAAATAGTTATCAAACATGATAATCCTCCATCACAAACCGGATCAACTTGTCTAGCTTCCAAGCGAAGTTATCCATCATAAATAGCTTTATCTTTTCATCTGGTATAGTTTTATTCTTACCAAAGTTGTTTATTTTTTCTTTTAACTTTTCTAAATCATCACATTGGAAACCGAAACCATAATCTTCCGCTATCTCGCCTATAGTTGGATTATTATGAACTATAACAGGTAAACCAGCACCTAAGAAATCCCAAAACCTGTTCGGCATAGCTGTTCTAACAAAGTCTATTGTACTTTTACTGGAACTTTCTATGTTCCACGTGCAGATACCAAAATGATACTGTGTAATTGTTTCCATCAACTCATCAAAAGGTAGTGGCGTATAAATATGTAATCTACTATTCTTCCTTGTTTCAGCACCGTATTCGACGTCCTTTATTAGGTTAAAACTGTTTGGATACACATGAACGTTTATACCCTGTTTCGTTATCTCCTGGAATTGGGGTAGGTTATACCGGTATCTTATATCCGATCTCCAGTTCTGTGTTGACACACCACCCATATAAACGATATGTGTTCCATCCTGTTTCTTTGGTAATTTGTTCTTAGGTAGCATGTTTAAAGACGGTGTACTGGGAATTGTTATCCACGGTGCTGTAATGTCGTATCTTTGTTTTGCCCAGGAAACGGTACTTGGAGTCACAACGATAATGCCATGTGATTCCTCAAAACCTACCTTTTCACCAAACAACTCTTTCTGAGATATCTGGTCCAATGGTAATCTATGGCTTGTCATATCGTGTACTTCAAATAACCACGGTATTTTTAAATCGTCACAAACCGTTTTTACAATAGGAACATACCAGTTTGGCTCCTGGTGAACTATTACTACATCCGGTTCTACCCTGTTTATTATTTCCAACAAAGATTCTTTAAAGACATCGGCACTTTCTCCCCAGTCAATAATAAACACACCATCCATGTAACGCTTCGTTGGTGCCACCTCTTGCTTTAGTACCTTTTTACACATCAAATATGTTTTGTAACCATAGGTGTTGCGTAAACCGTCTGAACTCTTACAAATCCTTATTTTCTGGTATCTTCTAACCCTTAATATAACCTTATGTTTTTTGAAACTTCTTTTTCTCATCCTTCTTATCTTAGCATCCGTTAAGGCTTTTCTATGTCCGTCTGCTTGTTCCTGTAAGTTCATTGAGCTACGTCCTTTATGAATTACATACAACGGTTTATCAATATATAAACAGCGGGTTACCTCCTCTAGTTTTAAAGCAAGATCAAAATCAACGGCTCCACGTAATTTAGGATTAAAACCATCCGTCTTATTATAAGATTCCCTTGACCAGACTTTAAATTGGGAACTTATCATCTTCCGCTCTGAGTAGTTATTAAACGTGGTTGTTATCTGTTTGCTCTGCGTCCCAACAACACCGTCCTGGTTAATATAATTGGTGTAGAAAAAACCTACAAATGGATTCTTATAATATACCTTTAAAACGTGGTGTACTGCTTTTGGTAAAAGCTCGTCGTCACTATCCAAACAACCTATTAGATCTGATGTCATATAATCCATAACTTTTCTGGACGTGAAGCCAATACCTTTGTTTTCTTTTGTTCTAATTAACCTTACGTTTTTTATACCTACCTCATTTTTTAGACGTTTTAAAGCCCGTTTAGCTATGGCAACGGTGTTATCCTCGGAACCATCGTCAATTAGTAAAACCTCGTCAGGTAAGCGTGTTTGTTTGGCTATACTATCTATAGCCCTCTCTACTGTTTTCTCCCTGTTCCAAGTGGTTATATAAATACCTATCGTTACGTCTTTAGCTTCCACACCTAATATACTTGAACCACATAAAAACCTTTTCCACCTTTTAAGGAATTTCTTTTTACTTTTTGCACCAACCTTCTGAGGATCAAAGTCTAACAACGTTTTATCCCTTAACGTTGAATGAGCTATATGTTTTATATTTGAACCATGTAATACACCTATATTTAATCTTTCTCTTTTTGCTCTAAAACTAAAGTCGCTGTCCTCGTAATAAGCTGGTGAAAATATCTCATCAAAACCAGCAAGCTTGTTAAAGGTTTCTTTCTTCACCACCAAACCACCACCACCAACGTAATCGTATATATCAAAATCTTTCACGAACTTTACCGGTGTTGGGTTACCGTCCTCGTGCATTGTCCAATGTTCTATGCCAAGTAAATCAAAGCTATTTATCTTTGCTAAATATTTCTGTAGTGTGTTTTTACTAATTATCTGGTCGTTGTCTAAAAACAAAAGATAATCGCCGGTAGCGGCTTCGGCACCCTGGTTCCTTGCTTTAGCTACACCTTTGTTTAATCCGTTACCTATAATCTTAACGTTACGGGTGCTCAACCATTTAATTGTACTGTCGCTGGAATGGTTATCAACAACTATGATTTCAACTTCCATACCACAGTCTTTATTGTTTTCTAAAGCCTGTATACACTTTTTGGTAACAGTTAATTGGTTCCTAGTGAGTACAATTATACTAAGTTTTTCGTTACCTATTTCAGTAGGAATAGAGGTTATAATGTCTTTTATGAAAACTTGTGTAAATCCGTCAGGTAATGATTTATCCCCACCCTGGACAAACCTAGTGTCTATTATTTCTCCCGGCGGAACCTTTATGTTTTCTCCTCTACCGCCCTGAAATATCTGGTCTATCTTTGTATCGTTACGGAAAAACATCCTCCTAACCTCCCTATTTATTGTTGTTACCGGTATAGAATTCATACACTTAGTTTGCTTGCTTCTGAGCATTCTTTCGTGGCATTCCGGTGAATAGTTGAACCAGCACGGTGAACATTTACATTTCCTTGCGTTTACAAACCTTATATAACTTAGGTAATCCTTAAAACGGTCACCTTTACGGCTTGGTCCCATTAAACCTATCGTTGGTTTCTGGAGTAATAAAGCTAGGTGTAATACTCCACTATCGTAAGCAACCACCGTATCAGCAGCAGCCACCGCACCTATCAACTGTCTTAGATCTAATAAACCACAGGTATTCATTATCCCTTTATTTAAGATACCGTAGATACCAGACGTATCACCTACTAAAACCACCTGTGTATCTTCTGAAAGTTTATCTATCAAAGATTTTAACTTACCAAACGGTAGTACCCTGTAATTACTTGTAGAACCAGCTTGGATAACAACTATCTTTTTATCCCGTGCTGATGTTTTAATATAATGTGCTACTTCTTGTACTTTTTGGTTTTTTTGTATCCAAACCTTTACGGCATAAAAGTAATCCTGAATGTCTTGTTTTGTTACTTCTACGTTAAGCTCTTTTCCCCACTCTTT